CGTTGGTCACCCTGTGGGCGTCCGGTTCTCAAGCCGGATCATCCCACATCATATTTCTACGATGCCGCCTCGACGGCGTAGCTCTTCGGATATAGCCGAAGCCTTCCACCTAACTTAGAGGTGGAAGAAAAATGGACCTTCATTGAAGGTCCTGAGTTTATTAAACTCATATGTTCGAGATCATCTCCAACATAAATCCACCCGTTGAAGCAACGGGTTATTGCCTTTTCCAAAATGGCAATAGTTTTGAACTTGGACTTACCAAGTTTGGATAACTTAGAGATATCCCGGCCCGATAAGGCCCTCTTCCAGTAACGTCTGGAAGATTTCAACCACTTGTTGAAAGTTCTAGGCTCCCTAGTGGCGCCTCCTTTCAGGAAAGCCTGAAAGTTAAGAACCCTCTCAACTTCTTCCGGTAAGGAAGATAGAGGGACAAAGCCGACTCTGGCGGCTTCATTTCTCAGAGATGAGAAATCCCATTTCTTTGTATATGGGTCACTCGGGCATTCTATCCCGAGTTGGGCCATGAGGCCCAAAATATGAGAATCCTCATATATAGCATCTCCCTTATAGAGAGATTCTTCTGACGGTACAGCCCTCGAATAGGAGGCTAAGACCTGTTTCAGAACAGGTGCTGTGTCGGAAGAAAAACCATGCTTAACGCGATGGTTTAAAGAGGATAACTCCTCTAAACGACAGAATTTCTCTGTCCAATCCTCGAGTTCGAGGATGCTATAAACGTGGCCTATATAAGGCCACATAAACTCTGGAATCAGAGTGTCTACAATTGGTAGACCCATACCACCAGCACATGGTGGTAAATATATAGGCATTTTACATGCCTGATTACGGATAATTCCGTAATTAAAACATCTATCAAAGATGTTTCGATAATAGCCTAAAATGGCTATCTTGAGGTTTTTATCCTCAAAGTAATCGAGCTGATTACTAAGCATCCTACCTTTTCCGAGGATGGAACTCCGGTTATCGGAGTGCTCACGCGACATCGTCGTGAGGAGACGTGATTTAACAACGTCTATGTAAACGGCCTTAAAGTCGTTTCCCTTGCCTTCCAGCAAGGCATGATCCTCACAAAATATGAGGATCCTCCTGGAAATACCTTCTTTCCAGGAGAACTGCCAGCCCATGGCAGTAGCAATTCTACGGAAAAGTAGAATTCTCCTAAGATCTTCTCTTAGGGCGGCGACATCATCGCCGCAGATACAGCAGGGTTCCCTGCCGAAGGTAACACCTAAGTTACCTATGTTCCAAAGTGGAACATTCGGATTACAATAAAAATAATCCGATATCTCCTCAACAAGGAGATTTTCTAACGTCAAAGTTAGAAAGGACATGGGTTCCCCCATGAATGAACCTCGAAGGTTCAGAATACCATCAGGGTATTCATCGAAGCCCTTAAAGGGCTTAGCCTTGTAAATGGCTCTTTGGCACGTTATCAACGCGCCATACACCCAAAATGGGTGTCTATCTGGGAGGCCCTTTAAGAAGCCTGACCAGATAGCCTTTAGAACATCTAAAGGAATCAAGTCAGTAGCTGACTTGTAATCGGTAGATTGACCGATTGGATCCGAGAACTTCGGACCAGCTTTCCCCAGATATTTGAGGAAAGACCACATTTTATTTGTGGATCGAAGGCCAATTCTGGCCCTACCATCGCGAGCTACGATGGGTTCAGCCATGAATCTCATGGCTCTGGTCACGAGAGTGAACCATGCTTGGTTTTTACCAAGCGGCCTGGTCTTCGCACCAGGCTCAGCAAGACAGTTTAATTCTGTCTTTGGCATCGATAGAGGCCTATAAATGAGGTGGAACCTCATTATTGGTCCCGATACGATCGGGATCCTCCTATCTCTCACAAGGAGATAGTGGTCGAAAACGACCTTCTCTCCGGATATATCGGAGACAAATTCACCCTGCTCTAGGGCGAATGAGCTTGCCATAAGTAGGCAAGCTTTGCCAATCTCTGAAGGCAGAGATTCCTCTCCAATGAGTTTGGAGACTTTCCGCCTTTTGGCAGAAAGACCAGCCCCTCCGTAGAGGGCCTGCAAGAAGGTAAGCTCCTTCTTTTTTAACCCTACAGATTTGAGGGTTTGACTAAATCCATAGAAGGATTTAGGACGGGGAAACAACATCTCCCCATAGACATCTCTAATGTCTATTATCTGAGGAAACTCAGATATAAATTCCGTAAGGGTTACTGGAAAGCAACCCGGAATTCCATGAGGTACGATCCGTACCTCGGACATGGGAATGTCCAACATAGATATCCAATCTGATATCTCGCCGGCGATACCTCCGTCGGACTGACTGCGTTCGAAGCAGCCAGATGTACTCACGCTTATGTGAGTAGATAAAGGCATCTCACGGACGCCTAACGACCTACCAAGTCGTTGAGCAAACTTTTCAATAGTTTGCAAGACTTCTCTCGGAGTCTTATACTCATTTGTGAGTATGTCTAGCTGCTCTTTAAAAGCAGTTCTACACATTTGACGTGTAGGACAGGGTAAGGCCCTGCCAAAAGTCCGAATCTGACATAGATTCGCGAGTTCGTGATTATCGAACTCTCTAGGAGTTAAGCAACTCCTCCAGGACAGTAGATGTCCTGAGAACCAAACGAGTTCTAAACTCTGAAGTTCAGAGTGATAACCCTTCCAATACGGAATGGTTGGTGGAGGAGCATTGTGCTCCTTCATGTCGCTTAACGCGACCCATTGCAGGATACCTGCAATTTTCTTCAGACCTTGAAGAAGCCTCTCGAAATTCTGAGGCACAAAAAGACAGAATCTTTTTCCGTCTTTGCGCTTTTTCCAGCGCCGCGTTCCTTCGAACGCGAATTTGGTAAACCAAATTTTATACTGTTTAATCGAATTAAACAGTTTACGATCCCTTTTCACGGGATCGAAATACTGGTTGAGTAACACAGTATGCATGTTGGCGATCCAACATTCTTCGACAAATTTCCATTGTCGAGAGGATGCACATAGCATCCTTTTATAGGTCCCGGTAGGCACCTTCCCACCAATCATTTGGTGGAGTCTTTTAGAACCCGTAACCGGGTTCTGACCACGTTTGGGGTCGAAACAGCCTCGGCCATTTGGACCCACTTCAATCGTGGCCAATCTTAGACACAAGTCTAAGATAGGATTCTGTAGAATCCAAGCTGATAATTTCTTATCAGACCAACTTTCAGGTTTCTGAAAGAAACGATGCTTAAAGGCATCGGGTAGATTTTCTACCAAATGCGGGCTTGATCCCGCATGACTATTGTTGTCAGGATTGACCACCTGACACTGGTCTGCAGCCTGAGAGGGCTGCATAAGTTATTTGTA